ACTTCGGTGAGAATGGGCGGGTGTTCCTCGCGGACACGGGAGTATCGGATGCGGGAACTGCAATCTCGGTGGATTGCAAGCCGGCCTTCTCCTATTTCAACTCACCGGGACAGTTGAAGAACTTTCTGATGGCGCAGGCGATCTTTCAGGCGAGCGCCCAGATCAATCCTCAGATCACACTCGATGTGGACTACAACGATGCGGTCAATCCTTCGCCGCCTTTTCTATCTACCGGATTAGCACCCTGGGACACCAGTCCTTGGGATCTCACTCCCTGGGGGGATCTATCACCAACTCTGGCCATCAAGAACTGGCAGGGCATTACGGGATTAGGTTATGCCGCAAGCGGACGGATCAGTCTTCAAGCCAAAGGGCTCATCGCTCAATGGTTCGCGACCAACTACCTGTATGAAGACGGAGGGCCGCTCTAGGCTGATATTCGGTGAAGACGAACGTGTTGCAAACTGGGTCAAAGAACGCCTGCCGAACTTCATCGGATGGAATGGCGCGTATGTGGCGATTGGATATGAACTACAGGGGAAGTTGCGCGGCGGAGTTACCTTTACCCAGTACTGCCATCCCAATATCGTCATTGCGTGCGCGCTCGAAGCGCCCCTCACGCGGCGATTCCTACGGGGGATCTTTTACTACCCGTTCCATCAACTCGAGGTGCGCCGCGTGACCGCATTGATCGATGCGAAGAATGCCAAGTCCCGTGCGCTCGTGGAGCACGCGGGATTTACCTATGAGGGCACGATGGCCGAGGCAGCGCCGGATGATGATGTCGTGATCTACGGGCTGTTGCGGAGGAACTGTCGATGGCTCGGATAATCACGCGCGCAGTCATCGATTGGGCCACCGGGGTCATCGAGGAGGAGGATTCCTACGAGTATTCAGGTCCGATTGCATGGGCGAAGGATTCAGGCTCCCCTCCGCAAGCGGTGGATCCCTATACGCAGGCCGCTGCTCAATATGGGCTCTCGACCGGGACCGCGCAGTTCAACGCGGGGCTGAATCGCACCAATCAAGTTAATCCGATGGGTAGCTCCACTTGGAGCGCATCCTTTCCGAATGGCTCGCCCTCAACAGGACTGACCGGACCGTCCGAGTCAGGGCCGGGCGCGGTGATCCCCGGTGGAAGTCCCCACTATAGCGTCAATCCCGGATCGACCTTTGGCGGCAGCGGTGGGATTGGGGGAGGAATCCCCTTTGGCTTGGGAGGCGGTTCTGTGCCGCGCGTCTCTAACAGTTCTTCGGGATCTCCTTATGGTGGGGCGCCGACCTATACGCAGACGACTCAACTCGCTCCGCAGTTTCAGAGCCAACTGAACAAGCCCATTGACACCTCGGGTCTGGCCGGAATGCCCGGAGGGCCTTCGACCACCCAGGATCTGCAGAGCACGCGCGATGCGTTGTACCAGCAGCAGATGCAGTACCTGAAGCCTGAGCAGACTCAGGAGCGCAGTGAGTTGGAAAGCCGCCTGGCCAATGAAGGCGCCATGCCCGGTAGTCCCGCCTATAAAACCGAAATGGACCGGTTGGCCCGTCAGCAGGAGTTCCAGAATTCCAACGCACGGACACAGGCGATTACCGGCGGGGGCGCGGAGCAGTCGCGACTCTTTGGCCTGGGCACCCAGGGACTGCAGAACCAGATCACGATGCGCGATACGCCGCTGAAGGAATGGGCCGCACTCACCGGACCCAGCGGCGGAACCTCGCAAGCCCTGACCCCGGATATTTCCGGCGCTTTCGGCCAGCAGTTGCAAAGTCAGCTGGCTGGCTATAACGCCAATGTTGCCTCCAACAATGCCACCACCCAGGACGTTACCTCGCTGGCCGCCTTGGCTGCGATGTACTTCATGATGTGATTTACGTCGAAATCGAAAATCCGAAGCGCGCGCTCCTGGTCGATTGGATGGCCCGGCAGAAACGCGCGCGCGAGGTGATGGTGCGCCGCCGTCTCATTCCCTGGCACGTGCGACGTCACCCCGAGGCTGCGCGCGCCCTACTTACTCAACTCGACGCGGCTTTCAAACAACACGCCCGCGACTACACCGGAAGGTCTCCATGAGTGCGAATCCCCAGGCAATGGCTCAGATGTTGGCCGCGGGCTTAGGAGGGGCTCAACCCTCCGGCCAGAGTTCACCCACGGGTGCGGGTGCGCAACTCGCGCAAAAGATCATGCTGATGCGGGCGCTACAGCAGGGTCCCCAACAGCCCCAGGTTCCACCGATGTTGCCGGGTGCGATCCAGCCGCAGCAGATGAACCAGATGCCGATGCCGGGAGGCGTCAATGCCTGATCCGGGTTTACAACCCCCATATCTGGATCCCTCGCAGTATCCGGCGTATCTGGATCTGCAGCGCAAGCAGATGCTGGCGAGTGCCTTGATGCAAAACACCCAGCAGGCCGGGAGTACGCCTGCGGAGTGGAACAGCATGCGGGTCGTGCCGCGCAAGTCGGCGCTCTCAACCGTCACTGCGCTGGCTTCCGCCCTCATGGCGGGCAAGAGCCAGAAAGATCTCATGGGCGCGCAGGGCAATTACTTCCAAGGGCTGATGGGGGGCTCATCTCCTTCACCGACCGCTGCAGCCGCGCCGTCGGCACCTCCGTCAGCCCCTGGAGTGGCTCCGCTCACGGCAGAAATGCCGCCTACTGCTAGTCAGCCCTCGGCGATCGCCGCACAGCAGGGTGGACAGCCAACAGCGACACCTGCGCAGCCGAATCCCATGCTGCTCACCGGCGATCCGCGCACGAGTCAGGCCCTGCTGACCATGATGGGGCCAGAGGAGTACGCCAAAGCCTTAGCAGGGCGTTATGCACCGACGGACCTGCAGAAGTTGCTCACGATGGCCGGGGCGACCCCGGAGCAGGCGCAGCAGGCTGCCCGGCAGGCAGTCACGAAACAGACCACCATCGATCCGATTGCGGCTCGACCCGGTACGGCGCTCATCGATCCGACCACGAACAAACCCGTGTTCTACAACCCGAGCGCGCCCGAAGGGTCGATGCCCCAATTTGGACCCAACGGCATGCCGAGCGGGATTGTCCCACTACCAGGCGGTACGGAAGCCATTGCGGCGGAGAAGGGCGCCCAAACCGCGGGCGAGGTGAGCAACAAGTACTCCATTCTCCCCACCGCGGGCGGCGGCAGTACGGTGGTCGGCGGGCCGCATACGGGGCTTCCTGGAGCGCCCGCAGGTCCCACTGCTCCTACCCCTGGCCGTCAGGCCCCACGCGTCGCCCAGCCCTCGGGAGTGCCGTCCGCACCCACACCCCAGGGATGGGAAGGGATGCCAAAGCTGCCGGTTTCCAGTGCCATCGGGGCGCCGGATGCCTTCACCCATGGTCGCTTACAAGCTGCGGGCGCCAAGGATGCGGAGCTGTCGAGCCAGTACGGTAAGGAATCGGACTTGGCCGATCAGAAAATGCAGTACAACACGGACGCCCGCAAGGTGCTCGAGAGCGCGGAAGTGGGACCATCCTCGGAATGGCTCACGGAGAACCGAGCCCGTCTGCTCGAGTGGGGTGTACCAGAGAGCTTGGTTCCCGGTTCCGGCGCGGTGACCCCGACCCTCGAGCTCAATAAGGTGCTCAAGCAATCCGCTCTCCAAGGAGCGCGTCAGATTTTCGGCTCCCGCATGACGCAGAACGAGGTGCAACTGCAGCACGAGCAGTTATCGCCCTCACCGTCCATGACGCGCGATGCGATCAAGAGCCTGATGCGTCAGGATGACATCAAGCAGATGTACGCCAAGCAGCGGGCGGATGACTACGGCAAATACATCCAGGCCAAAGGCGATCCGCTGCGGTTCGAGTCCTGGTACTCGAAAACCCATCCGCTTACTGAGTTTGCGAAGCAGCAGGAAGCAGCGCCCGAGGCGCCCAAGCCTCCTGCGCGTGTGACGAAATCCCTCGGGGACAAGACCTACTACCAAGAAAACGGTAAGTGGTTCGAGCAGTAATGGCTACGGAAGTCACCGATCCGGCCTTGCTCGCGCAACTCAACGGGGTTCCTCAGGGACCTCGCGAGGTGACTGATCCGGCGCTCCTGGCTCAACTCAATGGCCAGCCGGACCGCATGGATACCCTGGGTCGGCAACTGGGCCTCGCAGGGCGCGCGGTCATTAATGGTGTGACCGGTATCCCACAGATGGCCGCGGACGCTGGGATCGCTGCCCGGAATCTGGTCACCGGGCACGTCGATCCCACGAACTGGAAAACGCTCCTGTTCGGCTCGCAGAAGGCCGCCCAGGCGGGCGCCACACCCTCGTTCTCGAGTCAGTTCAATGAGTCGCTGACACAAGCGGGCTTGCCGGAGCCCAAGACAACCCCTGAGAAGATCGCCGGGTTCGTGGAATCGACCTTGGCGGGATCTCAGGTGCCGATTCCTTCAATCAGGAATCAAGCGCCCGCTGAATTTATTCGTCCAGTTGATATGGAACGTCAGGTTAGGTCTCAGACTTTGAGAGATGGGCAAGATCTAGGACTTGTGGTTCCACCTTCGACCTCCAACCGTACTGCTACCAACATGACGTTGGAAACCATTGCTGGAAAAGTTTCGACTCAGCAATCGGCCTCGGCGCGTAATACGGATGTGATCAATCAGGTAGCCAAACGGGAAGTCGGAATTAATCCGGATGCCCCGCTCAATCCAGAATCTCTTCGTGCAGTGCGCCAGGAAGCGGCTCAGTTTGGCTATGAGCCCATTCGACAAGCGGGCGTTGTCGTAGCGCCAGAAAGTTTCCATCGACGACTAACTGAAGCGCTTTCGAGATACCAAGGTGCGGAACGTTCGTTTCCCGGAATGGGCCGTACTGATCTGGAAGGCGTTGTAAATCAAGTAGATCGACCATTTTTCGATTCGGGTGATGCTATCGACCTTACGCGGATTCTAAGGGATAGAGCAGATGCGGCGTTTCGCGCTGGTGAGACTGGAACCGGGCAGGGATTGCGACAAATCAGCACGGCTGTGGAAGATGCGTTGGAGGAAGGGTTACAGACACGAGGGCTCAATGATCTGGTAAATCGATTTCGTGGCGCCAGGCAACTCATCGCCAGAGCGCATACGGTTGAAGATGCAATGAATCCCGGAACGGGAGACATCATCGCCTCCAGATTAGCAGCAGCCTTGAGAAGAGGAGATCCTATTGGGGGGGATCTACGAACGGTTGCACGATTTGCTTCGGCCTATCCTAAAGCGGTAGGGCCTGCAACTCATAGTCTGGGTGTCAATCATCTGGATATCTACGCGCCGATCTCCACCGCCATTTGGGGTCACACGCTGGGAGAGAAAGCACTGGGCCTTGCGGTTCCGGTTACCCGCTGGGGCGCGCGTAATTATCTCTTTTCCCCCATGGGCCAGGCCGGCGCGCTGCCGCAACTTCCGGTGGATCCGACGGGACGCCTACCGATGGCGATCGCGGGGGCGTATGGCGGAACTCAATAGGTCATCCGAGTTGCAGATGCCCACGATCAGCAAGAAGACGGGGACCGCGAGCGGTGGCCAGAGGTACCACAGACCCATCGCGATTCCGCACAGCAGCAGCATGAGAAACGAATTCCAGACGAATCGGAGCATCTATGGCCTTTGACGGCAACGGCGTCTTTATTCGCCTCTATAACTGGGTCACGGACAAGGTTAATGGAATCAACATTACCGCATCCCGCATGGATGGGGAAATGGACGGGTTCGCATCCGGCCTCACCAATTGTGTGACCAAGGACGGTCAAGGCAAACCCGCCAGCCATTTCGTGCCTGGAGCAGCCAATACCTACGATCTGGGATCGGCGCTCGTTCCCTGGAGAAACCTGTACGTTGGGCTCATCAACGGAGCGTTTTCCTCGACCAACATTTCCTACGCGCGCAACGCCGCGGAGATTGCCGCCGGCGTCACCCCGGCCAATTTGACTTATGACTATCCCTACATCGAGCGCCAAGGGGCGGCGGCGGACTATCCGACCACGGATGACCTGTCAGCGATCAACAAGGCGATTTCAGTCAATACCCGCCGGGTGAAGAGCTACGACGGTAACTTCAAAGTCTCCGCAGCCCCCACCAATCCCAACGGCATTGCGTTTGAAGGGACCGGTGCTTGGCTGTTGCCCACGGCCTACGCATTCCCGCAGCAGCTGAACACGTACGCCGATCTGCACAAATACATGATCGGCCGCGAGTACCTCTACCGGGTGGACCTCCGTCTGCAGGTTTCCAACTTTGGCGCGACGAATCTCGGTGTGTTTCTATACGGTGATTCGACCATCACCGGTTCTGCGATTATCAACTCCGCCAATCTGTTGCAGAACCTGTTACCCCAGTTGGGCAACAAGAAGGGCTTGATGTGCGGGCTGACTGTGACCAATCGGGGCATTGCGGGCTCTGATGTCAGTTCACTGAGCGTTATTCCGGATCTGAGTACGACGACCGATTTCGCGATCATCAAATATGGCATCAATGATGGGCTGAATCCCGCGAACACACGCTTGGCCACGTTCTCCAGCACGCTGCGCAGCAAGCTGGCCGCGATTCGTGGGGCCACGAACGGCGATCTGCCCCACCTGGCCATTCTTCTGGTGGGACCCAATGCCACCGCCTCGGATACCGACGGGCGTAATGAGCAATGGTACGAGCAGTTGCGCGGGCTCTACGTCCAGGCGGCGCGGGATTACAACTGCGCGTATTTCGACACCTATGCTTTCCTGAAGGATGCGCGTCCGTCTTCGGGTCTATGGATGGATGCCAACACCATCGGCGGACAGACGAATGTCCCGATTCACCCCAACGACACCATGCAACAGTGGATTTGGGGCGCGATCATGGATTTTGTGTTTCCCCACACGGCGATGTCGCCCTATCGGGGAAACCATCTGCAGAATCTGCCGCAACTGGTCAAGAAGTACGTTTTTGGCAATGTCCCGGATGACTATGATTTCGGGATCACCATGAGTCGCGCACTGACCGCCGACAGTTGGCCCAAAGACGGCATGGTCATCACAAACAAACAGGTCAACGGCCCTACGGTTCAGACGCTGATTCCCACAACTCCGGGCGTGCAGGTCTATCAGCGGCAGGGTAATACCACGAATTGGGGGATTTGGTACGCCGAAGACACGATCATACCGACGCTGCTGAATTCATGGGTGGCCTTTGCGGCCGGTCAGGATGCGAAGGCCATCAAGGGTGGCAAGATCGTCGTGGTCAATGCGCTTCTCAAAAGCGGCACGATCACCAACGGTACGACTCTCTTTGTTCTGCCGGCAGGGTGGCGGCCTCGAGCGACCTATTGGTTTACCTGTCCGACGAGCGGGCCGGGGACTGCGCAGATCAGTGTTGATGCCTCCGGCAATGTAGTGGGTCAGGCCGGACTCAATGCGACCTTCACCGCAGTCTCATTGAGTTTCGAGGCCGTCAACTAGATGACCGATGACGATCACGCCACAACGCGCACGCTCAAGCGGTACGCGCCGTTTTGGGGATGGCTTCGCAGCAATCCGAGTCTCGTCATTGGTGGCCTTGGAATCGTCATCAGCGGAGCAGTGGGGTGGCACGATCTGAAATCCCGGATGGGGACCATCGAGACCAAGGTGGATGAGATTGCCAAAAGACCACCTGCGGTAACCGCCGAGGAATTTGCGCAGTTGCGTAGCGAAGTCGATAAACAAAAGGGGCGCTGGGAACAGGTGGATTCCGCTCGGTCTCACCATTGAATCATGAGGCGTGATGGAAGCATTAAAACGAGTGCGGGATCGAATTCATGATCTCATCGACCGGTTACTGGACTTCGGGGACCGCTTGCACCAGCAGGCCCGTGAGGAAACAGATGATCCGCAAATGGCTGCCCAGCACCGTCAGGACGCAGAACTCGTCAGCGAGGCGCGCAAAGAGATCTGGGAGCAATCGAACGCGATGAACGTTCATTCTGTGGACCATTCAGTTCATGGCAACAGTGCTCCCGTGCAAACAGTCAAAACTGCGCCGCAGACGCAAACGGTAAATATCTCCGAGAAAACGCTGGCCATCATTGCCTTTGGCTTCGCCATAGCGGCGTTTGTGATCGCGTTGTGGGCGAATTCGGACAACACCAAGATTCGCGAGGAACTGTTGCGGTCTGAGCGTGAGTCGCGCGTCCTACAGCAACAGGTCATGGATCAATCTGCCTTGCTCCTGAGAGAGGGCATTCGTCAACCCGGAGACCTGACTAATGGGCCTTCCGGCAATCTGGATTACCAACCGAGGAAGTAACATGGGCGGTGTCGTCTGTCAGATTCTCGTCAAAGCACGATTGCAATTCACTTCTGTGCCGACCAATCCGGCGCAGATAGCGGCTTTCGATATGCAGATGCGCGATGTGCATTTCAATCCGGAGTATGCGCAGTCCGTCGTCAATGACACGGACGATGCGGACGAGGTTTGTGCCATTCTGGCCAAGCAAACCAATCAGTGGACTACCGCCGATCGACAGAAGCTCCTGGATGTGGTGAACGAGGTCTGCGGCGGATATCCAGCCAGTTGATACATGGAAACACTGCTTTGGGCGCTCGGTATTCTGGTGACGATTCAGATGGCCATCATAGGATGGTTTGCCACCCAACTGTGGGCGCATGTCAGTGACTGCCGCCGCCTCAGCTCTCAAGTGGAGGGCGTCAGCCGCGACGTTGAACGCATGAAATCGGACATTGGTACTCACGACACAGGTATGAGGGGAGCTATCCACAAGACTTCAAACCAGTGCACGGCCCTTGAGATGCGGGTAGGGACGTTGGAGCGAAAATGAGTGATCTAGCTGAAAAGCTGATCGCGGACGAGGAGGGGCGCGATCCATGCGTGTATCGAGATTCGATGGGCTACCTCACGATCGGCATCGGCTGTCTCGTAGATAAGAGTCAATTGGGTGCCGGCCTTTGTGACGCTGCGATCGAAGCTCAATTCGCACATGATTCCGCATCTGCTCGAAGTACGGCAGCTCTGTTCCCTCATTTCGCTGAGCTCAGCGATGTCAGGCGGGCGGTTCTGATTTCTATGGCCTTCCAGCTCGGTACAAAGCCATTGCACTGGCCGGACTTCATGGCAGCCCTCACCGCCAGGGATTACGAGAAAGCCGCGGCAGCCGGCCGAGATTCGGAGTGGTGGCGGGTTCAGACCCATAGCCGAGCAGAGCGTGAAATGCGGATGCTCGAATCAGACACATGGATCAACCGAACATGAACCTCAAGCAGTTGGCGACCTCGATCGCCTCATTCGCCCCCACGCTCGCCACAATGTTGGGCGGCCCGCTGGCTGGGACTGCGGTAGCCGCTCTCGAGGGGGCATTGGGGCTGAAACCGGGAACCGGAGCGGATGCCGTTACGCAGGCTATCGAGGCCGGCACCCTAACGCCCGATCAGCTCACGGCGATTCGCGCTGCAGATCAGAAACATGCCGAGATCATGGGGCAGC